AACCGAAGGCATACCTGTATGCAGATACGGAGGGCGAGCGTTTGCCGCTTGCCGGGGGCTACTGGAACGGTGGTGCCGATGCGGGTGTGTTCTACTTGAGCCTCAACTCTGCTCGTTCTGACTCGCACGGCGGCGTCGGCTTCCGCTCCGCTTTCTATGGAAAGTTGGACTCTGAGGTTTGATATTTGTAAGGCGGCTGTTAAGCCGCCATACTCTAAGGAGCGATTATGTTGAAAAGATTGAAAGAACAATGGAAACGACACTGGAACTGCTTTCCTTGGTTTGCGTGCGGGATGATGATTTTAATTAAAGGAGAGATAAGCAGGTTTTCATACGCTTTGATATGGATAACGGTTTTGGTGCTAATTTGGTGGAAACTACCAACAGTTGGTTTGGATGAGTTCGAGAAAGAAATGGAGGATACAGAAAATGAATAAGGTTATTTTAATGGGTAGACTCACGAGAGACCCGGAAATCAATTACTCACAGAATGGGAACAACACCTGCATTGCGAAGTACACACTGGCAGTAGACAGAAGATTTAAGCAGGAGGGCGGACAGGAGGCAGATTTTATCTCCTGTGCGGTATTTGGAAAAGGAGCGGAGTTTGCAGAGAAATATCTCCACAAAGGAACTAAGATTGCAATTACAGGTAGACTCGAAACTGGTTCCTACACGAACAAGGATGGCGTAAAGGTCTACACCACGACAGTAATTGTTGAGGAGCAGGAGTTCGCAGAAAGCAAGGCATCCTCACAGAACAACGCAGGAGGCAATTATCAGCAGCCTGCATCCAATAATTCCTCATCGGGCGATGGTTTTATGAATGTTCCGGACGGAATTGATGAGGAGTTACCGTTTGTATAGAAAATCAAAGGGTGAGCCGCACATGTGCAGCGACTGCATACACCGATGGTATTGCCCGGGAGCGTTCCGGAAAGACCATTAGTGCGGAAATCGTCAGACAAGGAGGAAAACATGGAACAGGAAGAAATGACAAGACAGGAACAGCACGACATTGTGTATAGAAGATGTATCTGCGAGTATGGTATTCAACCTCAGATTGATATGTGCATCGAAGAAATGTCAGAGTTGACAAAAGCATTACTCAAGTACAGAAGAAAATTTGCCCTCGTTAGAGGAGAAAATGTAAATCCTACGAATGGAGATACAGACCTGTTTAAGGCAAGAACAGACATCATTGACGAACTGGCAGATGTGAGAATTATGTGCAGACAGATGGAGTTACTCTTCCAAGCAGAAGATGAGGTTGAGAGGAGAATTGATTTCAAGGTAGACAGGCAGTTAAAAAGATTGGAGGGGTAGATATGAACAGACCCGAAACAACATCCATCCTATCGGAAATGGTCGAAAAGCATATAAATCCACACAATGACCCGAGGATATATTGGGCGAAAGAAGTGACTTTTGACTATTCGACTGCTCATGCAATCAGAGTTGATTACATGAAATTCAAACCAGTGAACAATACGGTATCCGGCATCGAAAAAGGAGATTTTTATTGTTTCGAGGTTAAGTCGTCAGTCAATGACTTCCACAGCAAGAACGGACACAATTTCATCGGAGACTTCAACTACTATGTAATGCCTGCGGAAGTATATGCGGCGGTGAGTTTGGAAATTCCGTACAATGTTGGGGTGTTGGTTCCAACAGATGATATGTGGAGGAGCCTTGTATCAGTAAAGAAAGCCAAAAGAACCGACAGGAAAAGACCTGTAAGCGAGATGCTGCTTATGATGTTCCGTTCTGCGGCAAGAGAAAGGAGAGGATAGGAATGGCAATTACTCTTCACGAGATAATGAAATCTAATGCAAAAGTAAGATATTCGATGCAGACTCTGAGAGGTAAGACACTCCTCAAGTGGGCGGTGCTGTGGTTCAAGATGAGCAACGATGCCTTTTATGAATTATACGGTTTCAATTTCAACCCGCACGATTACCCGATGTTGTACGAGATTGCAAGAGAAGAGGTATATGGGAGGGAGCAGAGATGAGAGACATACTTTTTAGAGCGAAAGGCATTGATGAAGATGACAAGGACAGGTGGTACGAAGGATTTTACATAGCCTTGAATGATACAACATATTGCATCAAGGAAGATTATGAGAACCATCCGGACAACACGAAGCATTACATAATTTTCGACCAAATGACCGATTGGGGATTGCCGAATAGACATCTTCAAGCAAGAATAAATCCGGATACATTATGTCAGTTTACAGGAATTGTTGCAAAGGATGGCAGGAGAATTTACGAGGGCGATATAGTCTACATGAGATGTGATGGTCTCAGCGGATATGGAAGCGTTGTATTTGATGAAGGAAAGTTCTATATCAACGATACCAAGCGTAGGAGACATTATTTTCTCGACAATCATTCTAAGTATAGAATTGATGGAAATGTTTACGACAGTAAGGAGGAACAGCATGGGAAAGATTAAAGGATTTATCCTCAACAGGAGACAGTACGACAAAATTCGCAAAATGGACCATTGTCAGATGACGATGTGGGCGGAGTCGGTTTATAAGTCCGGGTATAAAGATGGTAAGGAGGCGGCAGAAGCAGACTCACTCACGATAGACCAAGTAAGAGAGTGCCTGCTCACTCTCAAGGGATTTGGCGAAAAGAGGGTGTCAGCCATCTGCGATGAATTGCAGAGAAAAATGAGCCATACTTCCGATTGACTCCGGAGATATGGCTGTGTTATCATTGATAACTGATGAAATGTAAATTACAAAACAGGAAAAGTGAGGCGAACTCGAAACATGAGGGATGCGATGTTTATAGAATAACACCGCTTTCTTACAAAAGTAAGGAATCCCACATCTGAAAAATAATTGAATAATGGGATAAAATGAAACCCAGGAGCTATGAGGCTTCTGGGTTATTTTGTTCCCGACATTTATGTCGGTATCATCTTTAATATAAAAAAGTATGGGCAAGACCGTTTCTAAACACGATGGAAGAAATACGCCCATCAATCACATAGACAGAATCTAAAATAGTTTCCATGTATATTTTGAGGACATCCGGCGAAACAGTCTGCGCCAGGGTTTTATAATAAATATAATCCCGGCCAATGAGTTTTTTCGTAATGAGGAGATGGCTTGCTTGTCGCACAAAATCCTCATCCGATAACGTGGAATTAGCATCATGCGTAACCATACCGAGCCGGGTGTTAATTTCCTGAATCCTGGAGGATATTTCATTTTTCTGTATGATGAAATCTTTTTCGGTCATTGCCCTTTCGGAGTAAAGGTATAAATCTTGCAATCGTTTTAAGGCACGTTCCTGTTTTTCCTTATCCTTGCGGAGAGCTTCAACCTCTGGATTTACAGCGGCCTTTTTCTTACGAGGGCGTTTCACGGAAAAGATATAGGAACTATCAGAACCGTACCG